GAATCCGATCCCGGTCAGAATTTTCTTGATCGAGCTTTACAAGCTATTTTTAGCTTCGGTTCTGGGCGCGAAGGCAGTCCTCAGAGACAAGCTTATGAAGAAATCGTCAAAGCTCAACGTGAGGGTAAACTTCCTCCCGGAGCGAATTTAGATGTTTTATATAACAAACGATTAGAGCAACTTATGCGAGAAGGCGGAGGAATGTCTATTGAGACTGGTCTTGAAACTATTGCAGGCAAGAAACCAGAAGAAAAATCAGAAGAGAAGCCCGCTGAATCTGAGCCTCCGACAACTCAGGGCACAGAATTACCTGGACGTCCTCCACGATATGAAGGGGATGGTCAAACCGGCCAAGATACAACTACTGTCCCCGGTACTTTACGCGACATCAATCAGGCTTACATAGACCTTCAAAAACAGGTTTATGGAGATCTGCCTGGTTTAATTGCACAACAGAATGAGGAATATAGAAGGAATATTGAAGCTACTTCCGCTGCTGCAAAAGAGCGTGAAGTCATTGCACAGTGGGGAGCTACTCAACGTGCAATGGTTCAGCGCGATGCCGCAATGGCTCTTGGGTTGATGAACACTGCATACCTGGCGAACACTCCGAATGTTTCGCTGATGCAGCAACTCAATGCACCGTTGGCTGCAGTTGCTCCTAATTACAAACTGCAAATGCCAGGAGGTAGCAAGTAATGGGCTTTAACCCTATTGGTGCAATTACAGGGGCTCTTGGCGGGTTTGCCAGTGGCGCAGGCCCACTTGGTGCTATTGCGGGCGGCATTTCTGGCGGTTTTGGCGGCGGCGGCGGCGGTGGCGGCGGTGGCGGTCAACAAAGTTCGGGTGGAGCCGGAGGAGGTCTTCCTCTCGACTTCTACGCTCAATATGGAGCAGCTGCAGCTCAAGCTCAGCTTCCTTTAACACTGGCTGCCACACGATACGGTGGTGCGAACACATCAAACATCGGTGCACGAAGTCTTCTTGCTCAAGGTCTAGGCGCTGGTTCAATGACTGCGCTGCAAGATGCAGCAGCTCGAGGTCAAATTGCTACTGGTACGCAAGCTGCCGAAGTTCGCTCCCTTCTTGAAAAAGGTCTTGGACTTCAAGAAAGCCTAGGCCAAGCCCAACTCGGTGTGGCACTTCTTGATCCTCAGTTCATGAGTCAAGCTGCAACGGCAGCACGACAAGGTGATAATGAGCTAGCAATCAGTCTTGGGAAGACAAATCAAGGTCTTCGTGCCATTCAAGAAGCTGCCAAAACTAATATTGCTCAGCGGTACGCTCAGGATCTTGGTGAGATTGCTAAAACTCGAGCACTCACGCAAGGTAACCTTGCTACCGGAGCTCAGAGAATTTCAGGTCAACTTGCCCTTGGTGACCAAAACATCATGGGTAACCTGACATTGAATAAAGCTAGGACTGAAAGTGATCTCTCGCGCATTCGTGCAAATACGGCTGCGACCAAGGACTTGAGAGCGAATGCCGTTAATATTGCAATGGCCGGTCAACGTTATTTCGGATGATTTCTACACAAGCACCTGATACTAATACTGTCGGGGCTTGGTTAGATACACTAGGCAAGACACAGAAAGACGCTTTCTTGCACTATGTCAAGAACAGCACTAGTGACATTGAGTCTTACTTATATGCTCGTTTTCTCCGTCCTGGTTATAGCGGGTCGATTGCCGATCTCACCGCCTGGTTACAAGAAAAATATCCCAAGCAGGATTTACGTAAAGTCCTGCTGATTGAAATCGATAGCCTCAAAATGGATATCGATAACGTTCGGCAAATGACCCTTACGGGGATGCTAGATCATGCCACAGCAGCCACAAAAATCAGCGTCCTTCAAAAAGAACTCCGGTCGCACATCCAGGCGGTCAGACAGCTCACTGACGGTATCGATCGCCGTGGGCTTTTACTTGCTGGTGCGGATCGTTGTTTACGTGAGCTCGTAAACAGCTTTGAAGATTCTCCAACAATGTCTGATTTGATCGACGAAGCTTCTATCGTTGTATGGTCGACTATTGAAAGAGAAGAAAAATCGTGACAGATAGAGAACGGATTATTCAGTTCATTGAAGATACTGAATATGACCGTAGTTACCTGCCCCACTTTGGTTTGATCCCTGATTGGTTCATTAGATATAAAGAACTCAGGGATCTTATTATCGCTTATTTAAACCGACTCGAGGAGTCCGAGGATGTTAACCAGCGGGCATTTGAAGATGCCCATGAAACTGTCGTTGACACCGAGAGCTAACTCAATCGTGTCATCTTCCTCTACGTAACAACCACCGAAAGGAAGAACACATAAGGGCTGAGTAGAGACAGGGTTGCCGACACAATCAGTCCACCAGATAACACGATCGTGCAGGCTTCCACTAAACAGTGCTTCAGTGCACTGTCTTGTAATTTTGGTCATTTTTTCGTCGAGGGTGTACGCTCCCAGGTGATATAAAAGATAATTACGTCCGCTAAGACTGTCGTGGATCATATACTTCCAGTGAAAAAACACTAACCATTCGTCACCAATTTTTATTGGCGCTGTTGAATTGAAAGTGGGATTGTCTCCTACAACCTGTTTGAGAGATGACGAGTCAATTACTTTGTCGTCTCCTCCTGGACCTTTTATTTCAATCGGCAGTGTCGAATAAAGAAGTTTTAGTTTCCCTTCGTCACTGAAAAAACACCAGTTTTTCTCAGGTTTTCCGGGTTCAAGGTTGTTACCAATCGGAGGATATAAACAATCGACAGCTTCTCCGTATTCATCTAAGCGTCCAACACAAACCTTGGGTTGGTTAACAAGTGCGTGCTTTGAGGTATCCCATTTGGAAGCGTACGAACTCGTAATAAATTGCACGAAAACATTGTTGTCTGGTGCAGCAAAAAGTCTCGCATCTTCGTAGCTGAGACGATGAGGTGCTGAACGAATTTTTCGCGCACCAGCAATAGTATCCAGAGAGGTGAGCTCGCCTACGTAGATCTCTGTGGGCGTGTTGTTGTAATAAAAATATTTCATGTCATGCCTGAACACAAAAGGCTCAGGCTGACTTCTGAATGAAATTAATCGATGTCCTTCATGCATAAGCAAGCAAGGACTGAAATTAGCAATAGCTTGATCGGGAAGTCCGTATTTGATTCTTGTGAACTCGCCCCCGATGTCATCCGCTTGTTGATAAACAGTTGGGTAACCTGTGTTTTGACGTATGTTTACAGGGTGCTCAAGATACGTTAGCTGAGAGCTGTGACGAATATTTTGCAAAGTCATGCCAAAACCTCCATAGCTTTTTCGAAACCTTCAGCGATTTTATGCCAACGATACGCTGGGTTTTGGGTAACTTCGTAGCAAGATTCTGCTACAGATTCTCGGTACTCTTTATCTTTGTAAAGCTTGTCGAGGATTTCAGCAGCATGCTTGAAGTCCACAACGCCTCGCTCGACTCCCAAATCTTTATCGGTAATCCAGGCTCCAATGTTGATTAATGGAGCAGCCTTTTCCCAAATGTCCTTGCATGAAGTGTGAGCTGGAACAACTTGTGCTTTTTTGCACATCGCGTGTTCAAAAGGTACGAGACCCCAACCTTCACCGTTAGCGGTGTTAATGCCAACGTCGACAGCGTTGTAAATCAAATTTAATTGCTCGTCAGGTGGGGCAGCTATGTAATTAATTCCGGGGGTCAGACAAAGTCGAGCGGTGGGATCTTGTCCTCTTCTACGCATCTCTGTTTCAAACAATTCTTTGACTGCCCAACCAAGATCTTTTTCTGCCATGTTTAAGTACAGAATAGTATCAGGTTTACCTACTGAAAACTCGGCAAAAGCTTTGATTGTTTGGTCTACAAGTTTGCGTGGCTGGTTTCTATTGCCGTTGAAAACAATAAATTTATCAAGAGGCAGCTTGAGTCGGTTTCGGGCCTCATCCCGATCGATAGGGAAAAACTTACCCTGGTCGATTCCGTGAGGAAGGACTCCTAATCGTTGAGGTTTTATTCCGTGAGCTAAAAGACGTTGCGCTTGTTCTTGTGTGAAAGTAACAGGAAAATCCCAGTCTTTAATAAAGCGCAGCATCGAGAGAGGATACCACTCTGAGTCAGTCGGGAAATAAGCAATAAATTTAAATTTAAGCTGATCCTTAATCAGATGAATGCGTTCCCAAACTTGGTTAACAATCCAAATATCGTTCAAACAAATCACAAAGTCTGGTTTTTCTGCTGTGATGATGTTCTGTATACGACCTAAACCGAACTTATCAGCAGGATTTGCCGTGGTGCAAGCGGGATAAATTTTAAACGGATAGTTATGAGGGTCTCCTCCGTAATTGATGCCATATACAACTACCTCATGTTTTTTCGCTAAGTGATCTAGAATGCTATGAGTTACACGAGCAAAGCCAGTATTAGACACCGCGTCGCCAAACCAAAAAATCTTTGCCATACCGGTTTAGAATTTCAGTATCAGTATACAAACAGTATTCGATAATGCCTAGCAGAGAAACATTTGCATATCGACGTGCGCTTAAGCTGAGAGCACAGAAAGCTGTTGATGATACTGACTCTACCATCGATACTATTTTTACTAGAGCTCAAGATGATTTCCAAACGTTCTGTACGTTGATGGATAAAGCTCCAGCGCACCATATGCTGGAATGGCATAAGCATTTAATTACAGGTGTTAGCAATAGATATCTTTTAGATATCGCAGGACCAAACTTAGATATCCTTGCTCCTCGCGGAAGTGCTAAGTCGACCGTGCTCAACATGTTTACGGCATGGATCATCGGCAGGCACACAAGCAAGGGGATGCCTTTGCAAATCATTTACTGCTCGTACAACATCGCCACAGCTATTCCGAAGAGTCGAATTATTAAACAAATCATCGACTCGAGCTCGTTCAAAAAGATCTTTCCAAAGGTCAAGCTTAAAGCCGGTATGCAGAGCGACATCGGTTGGTCGATTGATTTTGACTACGCAGGTATCGACCGTGTGGGCGATGAAGAATTTACCCTACGTGCTGCTGGTCTTCGCGGAAGTATCACGTCAAAACGGGCTCACCTAGTCATCGTTGATGACCCAATTAAATCAAGTGCAGACATCAAGAACCCAGCGGTTCGAGATGAAATGAATAACAACTGGTCTTCTGTTATCGCACCGATTGTCTTCGAGGGTGGTCGTTCTATTTGTTTGGGAACCCGATTCCACCCGCTCGATATTCATAAAACAATGTTTTCTCCTCCTAAAGGCTGGAAACAAGTTTCTCAAGAGGCTCTTACCTACGACTCTGAAGGCGACGCCGTCAGTTACTGGCCTGAACAGTGGTCAGTTGAGTATCTGCAACAGCAGAAAGAGCTTGATCCCGTCGCTTTCGCTTTCCAGTACCAACAACAACCAGTAATGACTTCGGATCTGGTGCTTTCACCGGACCTCATTGTTAAAGGCGAAGTCGAAACTGAGTTCGATTCCCTCGCTGTCGGTATCGACCTTTCCGCCAGTAAAAACGAAACTTCTGATTACACCGCGTTTGTTCTTGGTGGTCGTCTCAAAGACAAGTTCTATATCATCGATGCACACCAGGTGCGTTCTATCGGAAACCTTGAAAAAATAGACCTTTTGTGTGACATGCTCGTCGAATGGGGAATTCTTGAACTCCAAGGAGATCAGTACTTCCCTACGTATTCAACAGTGACGCTCGTCGTTGAAGCTGTGGCCTACCAGGCTTCTCTGGCTGCCGACCTTAAAAGGGTGCTTTTGAACGAACGGGGTTTAGGCAATCTCCACATCCACGAAGTCAAGGGTTTTCGTGGGGATAAAGTTGCTCGTTTTAGAGGAACTTTGGGCCTTCTTGAAAATAAAAAAGTGATTTTTAATAAGTATCGCAAGTTCGATGCACTGGCTGATCAGTTGATTAATGTCGGTGCAACGTCTCACGATGATCTTTTAGACGCTTACACCTGGCTTATGACGTTCCTTCAACGTCGCGGAAACTTTTCAGTTGAGTACTAATGAAATCTATTTACATCGCTGTCACAGCCCACGACCCTCTTAACAGAGTAGAAACGACCCTTAAAGTTTTAAAAGGGTATGAATCCATAGAACTCCAAAAAGAAATCGATATTTTTATCGATTACGACCATCGTCTGGACGTAGATGAGTTCTCGTTGATCGTTGCTTCTCACACAAAACTCAACCGGGTTGGCTTTGTGGTTGCAGGCGAGGAATATAAAGGTTACGACCTTTGTTGGGCGCACAAACCTTCTTTGATTCGCAAAGTATCAAACAGAGCGCATGACTTTTACATGTACTCAGAGAATGATATGCTGTTTACTCAAAAACACTTTGATTATTGGCACAAGTATAAGGACGAACTGAAAACACAAAACCTAGAGCCAGGATTTTGCAGGTTTGAGCGTCTGGGTCATAAGCTTATTCCTTTCGACAATCATCGAGAATGGAGACTGGGTGGCGTTACAGAAAACGTATGGGGCGACATCCCGTTTAAATCTGAGTTCATTCCTAAACCTTTTGAAGAAAATATTTTTGGTTTTACTACTCTGGGCAATCCTTATTCGGGGATGATGATTCTCGATCAGGAGGATGCAGATAAATACATCAAGAGCTGGAGCTGTAATCCCATCCACAGTCACCCAAAAACAGGCAAGCGTAACTGGCCTATTGCTGATCGTGCGTCAATGGGTTTAGCTTTTGAGGATCTAAGACCTTGGCAAGAACACCGTCGTGCGGTTCCTGTTATTTGCGATGGAGATTCTGTAGTGATACCTGATTATGCGCTTGTGGAGCATTTAGATAATAAATATTCAACAGCTTTAGCTAAAAATCAAAGTATTATTGACACGAAAACCATGTTCTCATACTGATATGACTTTATCTCTTCATACTCCTGACAAAGTCGATCACCCGTCGCATTACAACCAGGGTGACATCGAATGTATTGACGCGATGCTAGCTGCAGGCGGTAAAGACGCAGTAAAAAACTTTTGTCATCTTTCATGTTTCAAGTATCTCTGGCGATTCCAACATAAAAACGGTGTTGAGGATTTGAAAAAAGCAGAGTGGTATTTGAAGAAGCTTATTGAGCTAAGTAAGTTAGACTGACAAAAAGACTTAGAGAATGGACATCCGCGCTTTTGGTTCTGTATACGGGCAGCAAGCTGCTTTGCCTTACGCGAGTGGATTTCATTGGGCACCTGCTGACGGTGAAAAAACGTTCACAACTTGTCGAGCTCTTTATACAGAAGCTAAATCCACACCAGGAACCGATAATGTTTACATCGGTTTCAATGATGCCGCCACTGATCTAATTCAGATTGAAAATCTACAAGGCAACGAACTGCTTCCTTTCGGCGCAGTTACACTTAGTGGAGGATCTGTACAGGGCGTTATCGTTCTTTACTAATGGATAGTTTTACCGGTTACGCAGATTTTTTTTCTGATCGTTATAACCGATCTTTGGACGCTGCTGGGCAGCAAAGGCAGCGCGAAGATGAAGCTTCTCGTCGTTTTCGAGGGCAAGTCCAAGCTGACTTAGACGAGACAGACGAAGGCCCGACTCCGCCCACAATGCCTGACGACGGAAGTCGACCGGAGTTTGACACCGGCATGGATGTGCAGGCAGATGAAAATGTTGAGAGAACTAAAAATTATCTTTTAGAACAAGCCAAGAAACGTATTAACGGAGTAGCAGGGATGCAAGAGTGAAGTAGCATACTGCTACTGAGAAGTCCTCGACGTGTTAATCGATTGCTTTCCGTATTTCAACGAGAAAGAACTTCTAGAACTTCGTATTGAAACGCTCTACGATCACGTAGACGGTTTTTTGATTACTGATGCGAATCGTACGCACCGGGGCGAACCTAAAGAATTTAGCTGTGTTGATACTCTTAGAGAGCTTGGTATCCCCGAAGAAAAAGTCCAAGTTCTCCATGTTGAGTTGCCTCCGATCGAAGAAGCTCCAGACCCTTGGATTAGAGAGCGTGGACAACGAGATGCACTGAGTGTTGGCCTTTTCCAACTCCCAGAAGACACTTTCTTTATTTGCTCTGACTGCGACGAGATCGCAAATCCAGACAAATTAGAAGAAGTCAAAAAAGCTGTACTAGAGCAACCAGATAAGATTGTGCGCTTGAGCATGTCGATGCATTACGGCAGAGCTGACAGGCAACTCGAGTCTCCTACTGGGGAAAAATTTGATTGGCGTTGTGGGACCGCAAGCACTGTTAAGCAGCTAAAAGATTTTGGGACTCTTTCTTCTTTACGCGCCAGTACAAATAATTTTTATGTAGGCGACCGAGATGCAGGTTGGCATTTGAGTTGGATGGGGGATGCAGACAAGCGTCTTCGAAAGCTCAGCTCGATCGCTGAGTATTACATCTGGGACAAACCTGAGGTACAAAAGCTGTGTAATGAGTTTGATCCTGAGGTGGGCAACACAGACATGCTTGGCCGTCAAGATCATTTAATTACTTCGTATCCAGTAGATAAACTTCCTGAGGCTGCCCTTAGAATAGAAAGAGTTAAAAATTATCTGCTTCCCGATGGCTGAACATAAAATGCCTCCGGAGCTTTTGGAGAAATTCAAAGCTGACCGCGAGGAAAAAAAGGCTCCCAGCGGGGACGAGGTTAAGATGGAAAAACAGAAACGTGCTAAAGAAAAAGCCCGTTCTTTCAAGGAAAAGAAGTAATTAATTAAATGGCAGCCTCTACTGAAGTCCGCAACAAATTCGAGGAGATCTTAGAGGCTGCTCGAACTCAAGGGCGGCAAAATCAAGCTGCGACGATGGTGGTTTTGAGCCATCTTCAGCAAATGACTCTTTTAATGATTAAAAAGGGTCTTTCTTTTTACTGCGATCAAGACACGTTCAAAAGTAGAACTCGTTTTCTTCACGATGTCGTTGAACTCAACAAGCTCGACATTCGTTTTCCTGCGATTATTCGCAATTTTTTGATCGACGGTTGCGGACTGTTTTACTTCCGCCCAGACCAAAAATTAAAATATCAAATCTATTTTTTTAATAAAAATCAGTATCGGGTTTTTCACGATCTCAATGGACAGATTGAAGAAGTTGTAATTATTTATGATTACAAAGTTAAAAACGCAACGCTCGGCCTGCCTAGCGATGTTTATGGGCAGAACAAACGTTATGTGCGGCTATCAATTACTGCCGACACAATTCAAGAAACAGAATCCGATTCAGAGCTGAGTTTCGAAATTGAGCCTGGAGCAGGTATTTCAGGGACAACAAGTCGTCCAAATTCTTTGGGCTTTGTCCCTGCTGTCGAATGTTTGAATAAACCAAACGCAAGCGGCACAGACGGAGAGGGGGATTTTGATCCGTTTATGGAGCAGATTGTGCTTCATAACGACATGATTACCAACATTGCTAAGAACATTGAGTTCTTTGGTAATCCCACGCTTATCTCTAGTCGCCCTCGATCTGACTTGGTCGAGGCTGGTGATGCCGGAAGTACTTTCCGACCCACAATCAGTTCGCAGAGTGGTTTTGCGGGTAGAGATACTCCTTCAACTCGCGTGAGTGAACCGTTTGGTTCATCGATGGGTGGCGGACTTCGAGTTCCTCGGATTATCGCCAACGTCGAACCGTCTGATCGTGTGGGCTATATGACGCCCGACCCGATTAGCGGCGACATGAATCGCTATGCACTTTTGCTTCGAGAAGAAATCCGCACCGCTTTAGGTGGCGTTGACGAAATCTCAATTTCAGCTGGTGCGACGGCAACTGAAATCAAAGGTCTCATGGGTCGGGCGCAGGCCACGGCTCTTAGGAAAAACAAGAGTTTCTTGACCTACGGTTTCTGTCGTCTCCTGGAGATGATGGTTTATCACCAGGAAATGATTTTCCGGGAGTCGTTTATCGCGGCTTCAGGTTTAAAAGAACCAAACCCACCTAAAGAACAAACAGAAGAAAGCGTCCAAAAATATCAAAAGGCTTTGCGTCGTTTTGATATGAAGCTGGATGAAGAGATTAAAAAAGCAGTTTCTGAGAATAAAGTTCCTCGCGGTGTCGTTGGTCTTCCGGAAGACGGCGACCGCAGTGTTTCATATCGTTTTATGGGCGATGTGTATGAGGACACGGCGTTTGATTTACAGCAAAAATCAATCGTCGTCCGAAACATGCAAGAGGTTGGTGTTAACAGTGTGGAGGCAATTAAATACCTCTTCCCTGATAAGACTGAAGCAGAACGTGCTGAAATGTTGAAAGGCTTTCCATTCAGAATGGTTGGTCAAACACAGTCGGCAATGCAGCAATTCCTGGTATTATTAAA